CCCGATCTTACCACCGATACTACGAGCTTTTGAAGCATAAGGTTGCTTCTTAGAAGCCGAAGACTTCTTACCGGGTGATTTCTTTTTCTTTCCACCACCCTTTTTCCCTTTTGTTTTGTTAGGCATCAAGCGAATCGAAAGATTCTATTTGACCATTTTCGCAAAAATAAAAAGCAATATGATAATTCCTACGAAACCGCGAAACATATTTCCGATCATACTCAAAGTGCACAGGGGCACAATGAGCGTAAATAACAGGATGATCTAGCGGCGCTATGTTATTCATTTGACGGAAATACAGCTCTAGCGACAATTGCTCCATGTAATTGAACCCAAACACCTGTTCCATAAGTAACCGAGATGAAGAAGACACAGGACGAACAAAACTCTGCAAATTTTTAGATATCGCCCTAAAGTCCGCACCAGAGTTACGCATGTACCAACGATCCAAAGCACGCAGATCATACCCACAGCCACCAATAAGTCTAGCATAACAGAGGCCCATCTCCTGCAAAATGGGACAACCAGGATAATTTGCAATCAAGCTAAAACTTTTGGCTCTGAGTAACTCCTTGCGCTTTTTAACACTCGAATTGACATAGCACTGATCAGCCCACCCAAAATTTAACAGGACCTTGAGTGGGTCGGCTATAACAGTTAGGCTATCATAGTCAAACACCTGACCACAAAAAGATGCCAAATTTGGCGTCGCATGATATTCAATCTTTATCATGAAACCTAATTGAGCATAATCTTGTGGTGTAAATATCGGACCATCATAAACACCCAACAAATCGTCACCTTCAACGATGCAATCGACGTTTTTACATTCTTTCTCGGAACACAGAAACAAATAAATCATTAAGTTGGTAAACCCATTCCCTAGGCTAGTATTCATTTCACCAGACATTCGCTTAGCAAAAAACTCAACGTTTATCCAGTTCCTAAAATAAATAGCATTCTTACCAGCCAAGACCTTTTCCAAGACAATCATAAATTCCCCACCACCCGGCAATAGCTG